TTGTAGTTGCTTCTGTTGTTTTTAAAATTATTACTGTGGTAACAAATCAACAAAATAATATACCGATAACCTTTGAATTATTCTTGAGGGCATAATGGCAAGAGAAATAAGAATTAATCGTATTGTTGATGACAAATTTAAGAAAGAAATTATTGACGCTGTAGAAGAAGCAACCTTATCTTGGGAGGCAAAAGTAAAATTAGCAACACCAGTAGTTACAAACAACTTGCGAGGTTCTTGGGATCATAAGATAGAGCCTTTTGTTGGTACTGTTTTTACAAATGTAGAATATGCAGAACCAGTTGCTTATGGTACAAGCTTACCGCCAAGTTGGGGCGGGCAGTATAGAACAGGTGAAGGTCAAAATACAATAAAAGGTTATCCGGAGCTAATAGGTAAACAAATAGCTACAGACATACAAAACAGATTTAATATATAACTATGGCAGCAGTAAATCTAAATACAGTCAGACAAACAATAGAAGCAAGACTTGCTACAGAACTTGCTAGTAGCCCTGCAATTCCTGTTGTATTTAATAATATGCCATTTGATGCTTCTGCTCAAGATTCTTTTGTACAATGTTCTACAAGTTTTGGGTCTGGAAGTTATTTGACTATGGGCGGGTCTGCTAATTCTACTAATACTGTTATTGGTTTAATATTACTTAATGTTTTTACAGAAGAAGGTATAGGTGCTGGAGCTAACTTTACAATTGGCAAAAGGCTTCGTGACCTTTACAATAATATTACAGTTACAAATGTAATCTTTGATTCACCTATTGGACCTGAGGTACTATCACAAAGTTCTGAGGGTAAATTCCAAACGCAAATCAGAATTACTTTTGAAATATACGAGGATCTTTAATCATGCCAAAACTTGAAATTACAGAAGAAATGCTTGACGCTATAGAGGCTGTCAAAGGTGTAAGAGATTCTAGAATGTGGGACCCTAATTGCAAAAGATATATGGAGAATCAAGAAAATTCAAAAAAAGATGTAAAAAAGACTGAAAAGGGTTAATATATTTATAAATCTTTCTTTTTTTTGTTATGGCTGCTGTAAAAGGTGATGTCGGTAAAATAATGTTCCATAACGCTGCTGGTGATGCCTTGTTTGAGTTGTTTCCAGATAGTTCAGCAAGTGCAAAAAAATTTGGTTTTTCTGGAATAATTACAGGTGCTGAATATGGAGCAACAATAGGTGAAATACAAGAAATAAGTATTTCCTTTATCTCAACTGGTGCTATAACTTCAGACATATAGTATATTAGGGTAATCAATTAAAACCCTATGCCAACAAAAAGAACCGTCGATTTAATCACTGAGGCTTTTAGTGATGTGATGACTGCAAGAAGAAAATATGAATTAAAAAATCCAAGTGGCGATATATTAAAAGAGATTTATTTCCCACCTTTGACTAGATTTGACAGAAAACAAGCACAAGCTGCTGCTGGAACAGATGATGCCTTAACAATATCAACAAGACTTCTTTGCCAACTTGCAGAAAACGAAGACGGTACAAAAGCGTTTGCTTCTGCTGATGCTGAAAATTTACAGAGATTTTTACCTGAGACAGTTTTAAATGAACTTGAACTATTCATGATGGATATCCAAGTTGATCTTGATACAGCAAAAAACGAATAAGGCGAGATAACTGGTTAAGCTTTGAGTTTTTTCTCGCATCAGAACTAGGGAAATCTGTACAAGAACTAAGAAAATCTATGACGGAAGAGGAGTTAATACATTGGGCTGGATATTATGAAGTTAAAAATGAAAGAGAAAAACAAGAAATGAATCGTCAAAAGGCAAAATCAAGGTAAGATAGAATAAAGGTTATTTGTATTTGTGGCACAATCGACAGTTAAGTTAATAGTTGATGCACAAAACGCAATCTCTCCATTAAAGAGAGTAAATGAACAGACCAAAATTTTGAGTAATAATACAAATAAATTAAAAGGTAGGTTAAATAAATCAAATAGAGCAATAAGAGACTCAGGAAGGTCTGCAAGAGCTGCTGCAGGTGGATTCAGAACTCTTAATAGATCGCTTGGACCTTTACTAAAAATATTAGCTGTAATTGGAACCGCAAGATTTGTAATATTTCAAACAGCCCAATTAGAAACACAAACAAAAGCTTTGGAAGTTCTAACAGGAAGTGCTACAAAAGCAAAAAATATTGTTCAAGAAATAAAAGAATTTGGTGCTGTTACACCTTTTAAATCTTCTGAATTAATAGAAGTTGCAAAAAGAATGAAAGCTTTTGGTTTTGAAACTGAAAAAGTTGTTGACATGACAAAAAGAGTTGCAGATATCGCTGGTACTGCTGGAGCAGATATAGATAATGTTGCATTAGCGATAGGAAAAGTACAAGCAAAAAATAAATTCATGCAAGAAGAAAATGTAATGCTTTTAGAAAAAGGAATTAATGTTACAAAAGAACTTGAAAACCTTACTGGTAAAAATGCCGAGGGTGTCGCAGAGGCAATGAGAAAAGGTGAAATAAGTGCAGATTTATTTGCACAAGCAATTATTAATTTAACAAGCGAAGGTGGTGAATTTTTCAAAGGAGCTTCCAAACAAAGTGACACCCTAGCAGGTAAATTTAGCACTTTAGTAGACAGGATTGAAACTTTAGCACAACTAATTGGCACAGAATTAAAACCAGCACTGAAAGATGCTTTAGATTTTGCCATAAAAGGTGTAAATGCGATTGAAAAAATATTTGGTAGATTTATGGATATTGGTGACGTTGGTTTAGGTAATGTTGCAAAAGCAGAAATGGATGCCCAAAGAGATGCTGCGAGGCTAACAGCAACTAAATTTGGTACTAATTTTAAAGGTGAGAGTGTTTTTGCAAGTAAAGAAGAAAATAAGTTTTTCAGAGAGCAACTAAAACTTCTTAAAAAAGCAAATATTGAAAGAGAAAAATTAAGACAAAAATCTTTCGAGGAAGTAGACATTGTTGAACAATTAAATACAAAACAAACAGAAAAAACCGAAAAAATAATTGAAACAAATGAAGCAGCAAATATTTTTAATAGCACTTTGGATAAATCAACTTTAAGTATTGACAAAGCGATTTCAGCAACTGATGGATTGAAAGAAAAATTTATGGAGATAGGTCAGGGAATAGAAGATGGTATTGTGTCTGGTCTTACTGATGCGGTGATGGGAACAAAAACACTAGCTCAAGCTGCTATCGGTGTATTAAATGATTTAAAAAGAAAGCTTGTTGAAGTTGCAATGCAACGTGCAGTTTCTGGTATTGGTAATTTCTTTGGTAATGCTTTAAGTGGAATATTTGGTGGTGGTAATAA